GGATTGCTCCTCTTGATAAAACATCTATCGAGAGTGTATTTAATTACTCGTGTCTAACCGAAGAAGAGATTGAAGAGTGGCAAGCAACAATTAGAGAACAACTTATGGAAGCGATGTTACATGGGAAGAAATACTATTCAACTTTTGTGAAAAAGTTGAGAGAATGGGTTTCTACCTATAAATTTAAACATTACCATCCTGAATTACGAGAAGCGATCATGCCTATTCTTCTTAATAGATATGTAGATATGCTTCGATCGTATTTGCTTCGAATAGGTGTCTTGTCACCTAGTGATTTACAAAAAGAAAAGATATATTGTGAATCAATTTTTGAAAACGGAAGAACCCGTTTACGTTATTATACAAAAACAAATAGTTTTGAAAACGAAAATATTACAGAATCACTTGACAAATCGTTAATGTCAGTCATGGATAATGTAAAGAGATATATTCAACAGAAAGGAGAAGCCCTTTATAACTTGGGGTTAAATTATGGAAATTATTCTCCTGAAGAGACCAACCCAGAAACCGAAATCCAATTTGAAGGAGTCCAATCTGATATTGGCCCACCAATCAAAGTTATGAGTGCAGATGGCCCAGTTTATGCTTATGATCTTGGTCAGTCGCATGGGTTACCGCCCAAACAGATCCCTAAAATTATGGATGTAGCAATGAGTTTGCCCGATAATATCAAACATTTTCAATTGTTGGATCCAATTTACTTGAATGGAGTTCAACCACGTGTTGTTCTATCACCAACTCTACAACAAATAGCACCGAAAGCTGATGTTTTGATGGATATTTTTCAATATCATAGAGCTAAAATGTGTTTGCTTCGTATAGATTCGAGACCTCCACTAGGATTCTCACAATTGATTAAAGTAGCAATAACATCTACATCTGCCACTGATGACTCAGCATTTAATAGGCAGGGAGTTACGTATAATTTGGCTAAATGTCCAATTATGTATTTCCTAGTCCCGTTTTGTGATCGTGACTTTGTTAAATCAAGAAATGAGAAGTGGTTTAAAGTTTTAATTGAACAAGTAACGCCTCCAATTCTTCGAACTGACGTGCCTGAACCTTTTAGGTTTAGGCCTTCTTTTGAGGTGTTAGAACTTGATTACTTTGTACATAAAGATGTGCAAGTTCAATTACCATCCAATGAAGGAATACAGCTTGGTACAGTGCCTGATACTGCTCCTGCAACTGCAACTACTAAAACTAATCCATTGTTGGGACTTGGCACGATCACTACTGGCTCTACAATAACAACTCAAGGTTATATACTTGCTTATGATGGGACTTTTGCACCAGGTGTTGATGTGCCAGTGTATGTCATACCACCATTAATTACCGGAGTTGTTACTATTGGAGGTGTTCCAGGAATTAATATTTCTGTTACATTCGTATCAAGAGGTTTAACGTATATGTTGGCATTGACAACTAATGCTTTATCTCGAACGACACCTACTAAGGCCAATGTAGTTGAACTTATCATTCATGGAGCGGCAAATGCGGACGTTGATGGTATAGTAGGTTATATTCCAAA